CAAGGGTACGAAGTACAAGCGTATATACTTCCAGCTTGTGGCAAGAACGCTCCACACAAAAGAGAACGAACTTGGTTTATTGCCTACTCCAACTCTGCAAGATTACACAAACAGTACATTCCCACCAAGTCAAAAGAAAAGATTTCACATAGTGGGATATTTAATGAGAAAAGGAATTTTAGCTCATTCCCAACTCAACCCCCAATTTGTGGAGGAGATGATGGGATTCCCAAAGAATTGGACTCTATTACCTTTTCTAAATGGAGAAACCAATCAATCAAAGGTTACGGAAACGCAATAGTACCACAAGTGGCTTATGAGATATTTAAAGCCATACAAAGTTTTGATGATTTAGTAAATGTTTAGTAAATTTGTAACGAGTGTCGGATACTCATTAAGAACTTATTGCCCTTGCGATGAACTACCAATCCGACTGGTAGGGATTCAATGGGGCTTTTTATTTTATGTCAAAAGATACATTCTATTTCTCCCACGACTACAATAGCCGTAATGATGAAAAGATTAAGTTTCTAATAAGGAAACACGGATTACTAGGGTATGGTTTATTTTGGTCCATCATTGAAGATTTATACAATAATGCGAACGCATTGCGAACGGATTACGAAGGCATTGCTTATGATTATAGAATAGATGTTTCTATTGTTACAAGTGTAATAAATGATTTTGATTTATTTGTTTTTGATGCAGAGTATTTTGGTAGTTTATCAGTGCAAAAAAGAATAGATGAAAGAGATTCTAAAAGTGTAAAGGCAAGAGAATCAGCACATAAGAGATGGACTAATGCGAACGCAATGCAATCGCAATGCGAAGGCAATGCTATAAAGGAAAGGAAAGGAAAGGAAATAAATGAAAAGAAAGTAAATAAAGTAAATATAATAGATGAGCAGTTTGATGAATTTTGGGATTTATACGATTATAAGAAATCTAGGGATAAAGCAGAAAAGGCTTGGAAAACTTTAAATCAACAGGAAAAGGCTTTAGCTTTACAACACGCACCAGTATATGCTCAATCTACCCCTGATAAACAATTCCGTAAACATCCTACAACCTATCTAAACAACAAATCTTTCAACGATGAAATTATTGAACGAACTATTAGTACAAAACTTAGCTACGCAGAACTTGAATGGGAACGACTTAAAAATCTTGGATAATGATGAACTAAAGGTTTATAAGGCTATGGAATCTATGCACATTGGCAAATGCTCAAGAATAGAAGTAACAGAGCATTTAAAGACCTGTATTGCTTTAAGTGGTATGCAAGTGCCAACAAATCAAATATTCAATCTATGCGTTTCATTTACGATAGAATCTTACGGACAATACAAACTCAAGGAACTGGGAGTAGCATTTAAGATGTTTGCAGAGGATAAGTTTACTATTGGCAATCATATAAACTTTTCTCCTAAGTTAATTGGGGAGGTAATGAATGCCTATAAAAAGATAGCAGTACAAGTAAGAAACAAAACAATTCAAGAACCTAAACAAATAGTTATGCAAGTAGATGAAGAAAAAGTAATGCGAGAGGAAGCCGAGTATTGGAAAACATCTAAGAAGGACTGGCGATTCCTTAACTATCAATGCTTTGACTATCTATGGAAACGGAAACTACTAAAAATAACCCCTGATAAAGCCGAGTACATAAAATCTAAAGTAAAAGCCTATCATTTGGCACAGGCTAAGAAGCCAGAGGATATGTTAGTAGATGAGGAAACTATGAGGCAGCAATGCAAAAAATATTCACTTAAACTTTATTACGACAACGAATTATGATAGAAACTATAATAGTATTTATTATCCTTTGGATTTGGATAATTTACGAAATGATTAACGCACCATTAAACAAAGACAAATGAAAGAAACTTTAGCAATGATTAAATTCTTTTTTATCTCAGTTCCAGTATTCCTATGTGTTTATTGTACTATTATGATTTATGTTGAACTTAAAGAACTATATGAGTAAGATAAAAGGACACGAGAACGCAATGCCTATAAGATTGATATTTATAGATACAAAAGAGGAAATAGAGTTTAAGTCAGTAGCCTACGCAAAAAGAGTAACAGGAGTAAATGAATACCAAATAAAGGAAAGCCTAAATCCAGTTAAAAAGAAAAGATTTGAGTACCAAAATAGACAAATAGCGTTCCGTATAAAAAAGTAAAATGATAAGAGTAATAAAGTTTAGTGGAGGAAAAACAAGTGCTTTGATGACAATTCTAAATTATCGTGAAGGAGATTTAGTAATATTTGCTGATACTAAAAGAGAGCATCCAAAAACATATAAGTTTATTAATGACTTTGAGGCACACGAGAATATTCCAATTATTAGAATTAGTTACGAAGGTGGTTTTAGGGGAATGTTAGAACATAAAAAATGGAAACTAATCCCTAATAGAGTTAAAAGAGAATGCACTATTGAACTTAAGATTAAGACTGCTAAAAGATATCTTAGAGCAAACTATGGCAAACAAAACTATGAATGGCTAGTAGGGTTTAGGGCAGATGAGGAACGCAGAGTAAAAGGATATGAGAAACGACAAGCCTATATACACCCAAGATTCCCTTTATATGAAGCTGGAATAGATAAGGCACAAGTAAATGACTATTGGAGTAAAAAACCTTACACCTTAGAAATACCTGCTATACTAGGAAATTGTACTTTATGCTTTCTTAAAGGTAAAAATGCTATTATTAATATTTTAAGGTCATATCCAGAACTAGCAAACGAATGGATAGAAGATGAAGAGTTAAGCAAATTAAAAGGTAATGGCCATACATATTTTCAAGATACAACCTATAAGCAAATGCTAAATTATGCACAAAACGATTTATTCAAAGGACAAGACCTTTCCGATTTAAACCCAGCTTTTAATTGCTCGTGTACAAGTTAATCCCTAATTTTGTGCTATGGCATTACAAACCATTCCAAAACTTACAGGAAAGACACAAACAATTTTTAATCGTTATATACGACAAAGAGATAGTCAAAATGGTTACTTTACTTGCATATCGTGTGGCTCTACTAAAGATACCTCCCAAATGGATGCAGGTCATTATGTGCCTGTCAAGAATAGTTCAGCTTTAAGATTTGATGAGTATAATGTAAACGGAGAGTGCAAGGCTTGTAATGGATTTGACCAATTCCACCTAATAGGGTATAGAAAAAACCTAATAGATAAGATAGGCGAAAGAATGGTTTTACATTTAGAAAGTCAGTCAAGACTTATAAAGAAATGGACTAGAACCGAGTTAAACGAAATAAACGAAAAGTATGGCGAAACTAAATCCTAATGGCAAGGTCTCCTTTGGGTCAAGAAAAAAAGGAAAGGCTAAAAAGACATCTGGTCCTAAAGACAAACCTACTAAACCATATAACCGACAAGGCAGATGCTAATACAAGAAATCAAATCTAATCCTAACAATCCTAGATTAATTAAGGACCATAAGTTTAAACAACTTGTAAAGTCTATTCAGGACTTCCCACAAATGTTAGAACTAAGACCTATTGTTATTGATGAACATAATATGGTTTTAGGAGGCAATATGAGATTAAAGGCTTGTATTGAAGCTGGGTTAACTGATGTTCCTGTAATACACGCTAACAACCTATCAGAGGAGAAAAAGAAAGAGTTTATTGTAAAAGATAATGTAGGTTATGGCGAATGGGATTGGGATGACCTTGCAAATAATTGGGATGCTTTAGAACTAACCGAATGGGGTTTAGATATACCAAACTTTGATGCAGAAGTCTTAGAGGCACAAGAAGATAACTTTTCAGCTCCAGAGGGAGGCATTGAAACAGATATAGTCTTAGGAGATTTATTTGAAATAGGCGAACATAGATTGCTATGTGGTGATAGTACAGATAGCGACCAAGTGGCAAAGCTAATGAATGGGCAAAAGGCTGATATGGTATTTACAGACCCGCCTTATGGAATGAAGTTAGATGCTGATTATAGTGGAATGAAAAGCGAAATATTTAAGGGTGGTATTGGTGGCAAGAAATATGATAATGTAAAAGGAGACCACGAAGATTTTACTGAAGAATTAATTAATACAATATTTGCTTGTTTTAATGATTGCAAGGAAATATTTATATGGGGTGCAGATTATTTTGCAGAGTTGCTTCCTAATAAAAATGATGGCAGTTGGGTAGTATGGGATAAAAGAGCAAATGGCAATGATGATATAGCAGAGGATAAAAGTTCCGATAAAATGTATGGTAGCACCTTTGAATTATGTTGGTCAAAGAATAAACATAAGAGAGATATTGCAAGGGTTAAATGGGCAGGAATCTTTGGTATGCCATCCCAAGATACTAAAGGCAGAGTACACCCAACACAAAAACCTATTGAGTTAGCTAATTGGTTCTTTAATAAATGGGGTAAGGATAATGATTTAGTTGCTGATTTATATTTAGGTGGTGGAACGACAATGGTAGCTTCGCACCAACTTAAACGCAAATGTTATGGTATGGAACTTGACCCTAAATACTGTCAAGTGATTGTAGATAGAATGCGTAAACTAGACCCAACATTGGAAATCAAGAAGAATGGGGTAACTTTGCAATATGAAATGGCAAGACTCACCTGATAGACCAAAATGCAAGATATGTAATGACCCAGCTAAATTTCATACTTTAAATAAAGATAGAAGTGTAAAATATTGGAGATGTTATTGTAATGCTTGTTATAAAATAGAGAATAGAAGTGCAATTTGGGGGTATAGAAAACATAAAAAAGATTATTGTGAAGAATGTGGTTTTGTGGCAAAGCATAGTGTTCAATTAGATGTTGACCATATAAATGGGAATAAAAAAGATAATAGAATTGATAACTTAAAAACATTATGTGCAAATTGTCATAGGTTAAAAAGTTATTTAAATGGAGATAATACAGGAATATCAAAATATGCGAAAAAAATGTGAGGATTATGGCAAATGAAAATAATTTAGTACCATTTAAAGAAGGGTATGATGAAAGAAGGGAAAACAATGGTAGAAAGAAAGGAATACCGAATAGCAAAACTAGATTGTTAAGATTATTAGAATTGGTCCAAGTAAAGACCAACCCAATTACTGGCGAAAAAGAGGAGTTTACTGTGGCAGAGCAATTAGATATGATGGTACTACAAAAGGCATTTAAAGGGGATTTAAAGGCTTATCAGGAGATTCTTGATAGACTAGAAGGTAGAGCCAAACAAACCAACGAAATAGAACTATCAGGAGGACTTCAAGTAAATTGGGAGGAGAAAAAAACTTACGTTGAAAAAACAGGAAGCCTATAATGGAATTATCCATAAAACAAACAACTGCGTTAGACCTATTAGAAGATAAAACAACAAATGAGATTCTATTTGGAGGAGGAGCAGGAGGTGGTAAGACTGCTTTAGGTTGCTACTGGCAGCTTAAACAAAGATTAAAATATCCCAATACAAGAGGACTAATTGGGAGAGCCGTGTTAAAAACCCTAAAAGAAACTACCTTAGTATCCTTCTTTCAGATAGCTAAGATGCAAGGACTAGAAGCCAACAAGCATTATAAGTTTAACGGACAAACAAGCCAAATAGAGTTCCCTAATGGTTCTACAATCTTACTTAAAGATTTATTTGCCTATCCTTCCGACCCTAACTTTGATGAATTAGGTTCATTAGAGATTACCGATGCGTTTATTGATGAGGCTAATCAAGTAGATGATAAGGCTAGAAACATTATCAAATCAAGGATAAGATTCCAACTAGACCAAAACGATTTAGTGCCTAAGATTCTTTACACTTGTAACCCAGCAAAGAACTGGACCTACTCGGAGTTCTACAAACCAGAACAAGAAGGCACAATATCTAAGAA